CTGCCCATCTCCAGGCTAAAGACGGCAACGCGCTTGCCACGCCTGGCTGCGTAGTAGGCAATGTTCATCCCTAGTGCCGTCTTACCCATGCTCGGACGGGCGGCAATGAGCACGAGGTTGGCAGGCTGCAAGCCACCTAGCATCGCGTCCATGTCCTTGTAGCCGGTTGGCACGCCTACGACCATATGGCGGCGCTGGTGCGCCTTGTCGATATCGTTGCGGCACTCAGACATGATATCTGAGAGGTCGATCAGGTCTGCATCCTCATCGGTAAGAGGCACGCCCAGGTCAAAGATCAACTGCTCTGCTTTCTCACAGGCATGCTCGTCCTCTGCAAGTGCGAGGGCCGCAATCTTGCCCGCGGCAAAGAACAGGTGGCGCATCTTCCACTTTTCCACAATCACCCGGCCATGTGGCTCGACATAGACGGTCGTGGGCACTTCCCCTGCGAGGTCGTACAAGAGTGAGCCGTTATCGATATCGTCCAGGCGACCAAGCTTGCTGAATGCCTCTTCGATGGCCAGGAAGTCAATGGCTCGCCCTGACTCCGAGAGAGAGAGCATCACCTGATAAATCGCGCCGTGGATGTCGCGGTAGAAGTGCTCAGGCTTGAGAAAGTCAGCGACGTAGGCGATAGACTGTGGCGAGAAGAGAATGCTTCCCAGGACATCCCGCTCAGCGGCAATGCTGTAGGGTACGGTCTTTTCCATGTTAGTAGCCTCCCTGTGCTGCATATTTTTCGCGCTGTGCTGCTAACTCTTCCGATTTGTTGCGATACATGGTTGTGACGTTAGCCGGGGCAGGGGCTTTGCCGTTTTGTGGCGGAGTATCGCGTGTTGAGGTCAGCCCCGGAATCATCTCGTGAAATTTCTTGAGGTTGAACTGCTGGACGTAGAACAAGGGCATTGCTTTGAGAGCAGCGGTCAGCGTCTCATCGCTGACTTCATCCTCTATGAGGTTCTCCATGCCTTTGGTATTGTTGTCCGATTTGCGCTGCGTGGCCATGAATTTTGTCTTCAGTTCGCGCTCGACGATGGCCCATATCTCTTTGGCGCGGCGCTCGTTCTGCTGCTTGATCTGCTTTGCCGTGAGCGCCATCGCTGGCAACTCTTCCCGCGCGCCCGCCTGCGCAGTGCCCTTCCCCACACTCGCAGGCGGCGCACTGTCAGGTGCCCCATTCACCTGACTCTGAGACGTGGATGTTTGCTTGGAGGGCAAGGTGATCTTTGGTGCTATCACCTTTTCAGCAAGCATCTCTTTAGTGATGGCCGGGTGCTCACCAGTGATTTTCTTGCGTTCGGCAAATGCTGAGAGAGAGGCGGGCGCTATACTCTCTTCTTGTCTCACTGTTTCTTGTGAATCTGTATCTTGTAATACTGTTTCTTGTGTGTCCGGTTTTGAAACCACCGGTAGTTCCCTTTTCGGACTACCGTAGTCCGGTTTTGAAACTACAGGTAGTCCGGTTTTGAAACCACCTTGAGCATGTAGGTAGTCCGGTTTTGAAACCACCTCTTTGAAATGAATGCTGTAAATAGACGTCGCATTATCACCAGCGGTTTCTTTCCCTTTCTGAGAGGTGATGCATCCCATTGCTTCCAGTGAATCCAATGCTTCACTGATCGTCTCACGGCGTTTAATGCCACACCCTTCATCAAGTACCTTTCCCTCTTTGGTGATAATGCCGTTCTGAAATTGACTGTAGGAGATAGCATCTGTATCTTTCTTGAAGCCCCAGGTACGTCGCATGATATAGAGCAGCACCTTGAGTTCTGCCCCTGTGAGCCTCGTTAAAAGCTGATCGAATAGCACATCAGGTAAGGGTGTTGTATTAGCAGGCTCAAAGCCATCAAAGACAAAGGGCTCATCCTTTTTCACACTGCCACCTCGCTCTCCCACATATTCGCCTGCTCCATCTCTTCAGGCATAAGCAGTGGCTGCACCGTCTCCAGGCGTTTGCGTGCGATGTCAGCGGTATCGGGGTCTATCTCAAAGGCGATAAAGTTACGTCCCAGGACCTTGCAAGCCATCGCAGTTGTACCACCTCCCACAAAGGGGTCAAGGATCACAGACTCAGGCTTTGAAAAGCAGGCGATATAATAGCGGGCCGTGCTCTCATCTTGCCCCCATATGTGATAGCGCTTGTCCTCCCCGGATCCTATCCATGTGTCAAGGATATTGCCAGATGGGAGCTCAGGTTTACCTTTGCTAAAGGCAAGGATGGACTTATAGCCTGCAAGCACATGCCGTTGCCACATGATGGGCCGGTTGCCTCGATTCAGGGCGATGAAATCCCAAAAGTAATCAAGGTGCTTGCCGAGGTCCTGGATAACGTTGTATTTCCAGTAGGTTCCGACATAGCAGAGAAGTAGCCCCCCAGGTTTGAGAGATCGAGCGGCTTCCTCTGCCAACCATCCATAGAGGTGCATGTGCTTCTGAATGTATGGCGGATCCGTGAATATCAGGTCTATCGAATTATCGGGAATGGCCTTTGCCAGTTCCCGCGCATCGCCCGTGGTAATCGTGTTAATCATACGTTCTTTCCTCTCATGTCTGTCTCGCGACAGTCACACATTGCAAATGTAGCCAAGTTGTGCTACAATGCAGACAAAGCTCATATCTCATTCCTTTCGTAAGGCAGCCGTTCGCAGCGGCTGTTTTATTTTGTGCCTGGCACCTCCTTTTGCCGATTGTCCTCTACGATGATCAGGAAGGAAGGTAGGAATGGGTCTTCACCAAACTCTTCCCAGTGCTCACTACAGAACCACGTAGCAGTCTCAGGACTAAAGTCGTCATAGGCCAGCACGACGCCTGGCTCGCTGCAATCCCAGCGAGCGCCGCATGTGCCATCGGGGTTGTAGATGTAGTCGAAGGTTTGTGCTTTCTTTGGCTCTTCCTCAATAAGATAGGGGCTTGGAGGGATATCCAGGCTCTCTTCAAACTCTCTATCTGCTTGTGCGAGTTCGTGCTCACTCATGTGGCACCTCCTTGTCGAACCACGGCACGCGTTGTAGCACGCTCTCCTTGACGCCCATACAGATGCCTTCGACATAGTGACCATCCCTGCCATCCACGATAGCAAATTCGCATCCATCATAGCAGCGATTTCGTGCCCAGGCAGTCGGCTTGCGCTTGCATTCATCGAACATCCAGACCGGCCCAACGACTTCATGCGAAGTCTTGTCACGAAACGCGACAATCCAGGTTTTCCCTTCCATTATGGGTTCTCCTTCCTCATCGAAGATCGCTAGTGTGTTATAGATGGCGCGGCTCAACATGTGCATCCTCGCCCTCCTGCACCAGCTCCAACCTGCCGCGCAAGATCTCCGTCCTATAGGGCTTGCCATCCTTGATAAACTCGACGATCAGATAGCCCCACCGGCCCTGCCCGATGACCGTACCTTTTTCGCCGTGATACCAGCTCTGCGGATGGTTGACGCGCACGTGATGTCCTGTTCCTACCCTATTTGCCATTTCGTCTCCAATCTGTTACAATAAGCTCTGGTAAAATGTGACGCACAATGGTACATCTATTATAGAGTGTCTACTATTATTGCTGTACTCGCATCTACAGTTGTGCAAGAAGGATACTATGAATCATCCGCTGCTGCTGTGCTTGGCTTGACAAACAAGTACATATTAAGTATAATTGCACTAACTAAAGCGGATGCCTCGGCTGGCGTCGAGCACAAAAGCATTAGTACAATTGGTAAGTAGTCGCTGTCTTGTCTTGTTCGGAATGCAGCGGCTACTTCTTTTTATGTCTTGACTTCAAGTAGGTTCTTGGCAAGGCACACTTCGATGAACGTACACATGTTCTTGTGGCCCTCTACCGCCTCTGCTCGTGTTGCATAGCGTTTCTGGATATCCCACTGCTCTGCTTTCCAACTGGGCGCATTCATAGCAAGCGCATTCGTGAAGAGTAGCACGATACTTCGATCATCGGTTTCACTCAGTTCTGAAAGGCGCTTCAAGGTCGCATTATCAGCAAAGACCATTGTTTCATAGAGCATCGGATCATCGTTGCCTACCTCATTACTGACATGGGGCAGGCTGAGAAAGACGGTGGACACGTGGATATCCCCGAAGTGCGTATCTCCCACATGGCGCTCTGCTGTTTCGTACCACTTGCCCCATTTAAGTAAATCAGGCTCAGGGATGGGTTCGCCTTGCTCATTGAGGATATAGTGAATATTCATCATGGCTGCTCTTCCTCTTGCCTCTTTACCCTATGGCGGGCAATGTAATCATCGACATCACTTTGCAGTATACGATACTGGCGTCTCACCCGGAATGCTCCCAGCTCTCCGCTTTCTATGAGTAACTTTACTGTTTTGCGATCAAGGTTGAGCAGGCTTGCTACCTCGTCGATGGTGTAGACTTTTGCTAGTTCTGCCATTAGGGTTACCATAGCTTCTCCTGATGCATGTCCGTTTATGTACGATTATGGATAAGTACGGGTATACATACGCACTTTAACATATCCTCAAGGCTCTGTCAATACCTTTTCTAAGAAATATCTGAGATGAACCTGAGAAGATGAAAGAATTGTCACCTTTCCTCACATTTCGGGCTACAATGTGTTGGCATTGTAGCGGCAATGTGGCGAAAGATTACAATTGCATCACCAGGCGATTTATCGCTTGACGCAGGTATTCTGATGATCTACACTCTCACTCGCGCATCAAATTCAGGGTTGAAAGTGTGGTATCGAACATGCATTCCTTCCATTTTACGGTGGTTATACTTTATACTTGTTGTATACCCCTGCTCCACAGTAGCGCCGCCGATGTAGTCTTTCCCATTCACCGTCCCTTGATCTATTATAGCCTGAAAGTCCGGCGTATGAGCCTGAGCCTGCTGTGGGAGAACTGCATCGCTGCTTATCTCAAGGAGGTGTTTTACGCGCATTCGGGCAGCGCGCACACCATCAGGGATTATAGCGGCATCTTGCAGCGGTTCTTCAAGCACAGCGCCAAATCCCCTGAGCACTGCACGCGAGAAGACGTGATCGACTTCATCGCCATGCGCACGCCTGCTGGCACACCACCGTCTCACAACACGCGCAACTATCGTCTGAACGTCGTGCGCGGCTTCTACAAGTTTGCGGCCCACTACACCGTCTACGATGGCTACGGGCAACCCTACAAGCTCTATCAGGGCGAGAACCCGGCCGAGGGCTTGCACAGGACGCGCGTCGAGGTGAGGCCACGCTATCTCACAGAAGATGAAGTCAAAAGGTTCTTCTCAGTAATTCCACGGGATACTATACGCGGGCTGAGAGATCGCTGTCTATTTTTGTTCTTTCTGACGACAGCTCGCAGGCTTTCGGAGATCGCCCACCTCACCTGGGGAGATATTGTCTATGGAACTGTTACCGACGAACAGGGAAGCAGGGCAGGCTGGACCTATAGATTTACGGGCAAAGGTCGCGGTGGACAGCAGGACAGTGCGGAATTGCCAGAGCCTGCGCGGCTCGCACTGTGGGAGTATCTTGAGGCAGCCGCCCGGCTGGAAACGATAGAACCCGACGATCCCCTCTTTATTGCCGTGCTCAGTCCTAATGGGGGCGGGCTGCCCATCGATCCCTACCGTCCACTAAGTAACGGATCCATTCTACGTATCGCCATTGAGTATGCACAGAAAGCTGGAATTGATCGAGTGAAAATGAATGTCCATATTTGGAGGCACACGTCAGTGCGTCACCGCTACGATCTGGGGCAAGATATCAGGAGTTTGCAAAGGTTATTACGCCACTCTAGCCTTGCAACGACCGATATTTATCTGAGAGCGATGGATGTTACAGCCGACAACGGCGCGGCGCTGCTCATGGGCAAGTTCGGCGGGCTGTAGTCAGTCGTAGTGGCTCACTTGTTCATCCATATGGCTGCATCGGCATCGAGATCAAACCGTGCCAGATCATCCAGCAAATCAAGCCAGTGATCACACCAATCATCATCGCTCGGCTTGATGGAATTACCATAGAATGATGCCCAATGATACATATGTTCTCCAAGAGCAGTCACCTCAACGTGTCCGAGCCCATTGGGCATAGTTGCCTCGGCATATTGGTATGTATTGAGCGCATCATGCAAGTTCTGCATATTTTTAGTATCCCCAATCTCGCGCGTCTCTTATTATAGAGCTATGCACTGATATCCCATAGCGTTTGGATATCACTAAACGAATTCAACGCAAAAGCCAGTTGATATGAATGCTTCCCCAGGGGGACTTCATACACCAGATCACCACGTTCTGTTGCACCGGGCTGAAGCGTAGCCACATCATACGAGTGCATATCAGGCAATCCAGAGACAACAGTCCAATTCATTTGCTGCCCGGTAGAATCACTTAGCGTAAAATCCAACGCATTCGTATGCACAATCTGGCCTGTCATATTCTTCGTAGACACATCTATCAGCAGGTACTGATCGCCCTGTGGTGGTGTCTCGTAGTCATTGCCTTGGCTAGTAGAGAGCTTGTTGACGGTAATATCAAAGCCATCGGCAGTGCCTACTGTATCCCCGACCTTATACGGGCCACCGGAAGGTTGAGGTGCATTCGTTGGCACCTGCTGCTGCGTCACAGGCGTATTACCAGCCATCGCGGTCGCGCCAACGTCAGGCGCTTGTGTAGCAGCTATAGGCTGCGTGGTGGCACTACCACAGCCTGCTAGCACAAGCAGGACGAGCAGCGCGACAATAGAATAAAAACGTTTCACTTTAGGTTCCTTTCTCTAACCTCGAGTGTCATATCCGTTTGCCAATCTCCTCATAATAGGTCTTTCTCGGCTTGCCTTTTTTCGGCGGAATGAGTTCGTTATAGACCGCTTTGGGAGCAAACTCCTCGACAAGCTTCTTCCAGTCCATATGAAGATTATTGATCAGATACCCCATGAGGTTAGCCATGTCTATCCAGCCATGAAGATAGCCCTCATGCTCATATGCTTTCTCCCACAGGTGATTACACGCTGCCCTTTGCCCTTCGATGATTTTGTGCGTGGTCACGAGTGTGGGATCATGAGGTGCATCACCCACGGACATCCAGAATTGATACATTCCCTCCTCAGCTCGCTCAATCTTCTTTCCGCACCAATCACAGACAAACACCGGTGCCCATAAGTCAGGCCCATTCTTCTGATGGCGCAATTCAATTTGTAACATCGTTTGCTCCTTTCTTGTCTTCCCCGGCGAGCCAGGGCTTCTGTTTCAACGAGAGAACGGGCGCAATGAGGTTGCCTGCTGCTTTCCGGCGTTGACGCTCAATATAATCGTCAATGTCTTTCTGCTCGAATCTCCATTCACGACCGGCCTTAAAGCCTTTCAATTCCTTGTCTTTAAGCAGTCGGAAAACGGTTCGTTCACTCAGGTGCAGAATCTCTCGCACTTGCTTGAGAGTGAGTAATTCTCTGGTCATCTCACCTCCTTCGGTTTATGAGAATGATTATATGGTGGCTTACAGTGAGCAATCATGGCCGCCTCTGCGATAATTGCAGAATTATGTACCAGCGTAGAGACATAGAGGCATTTCTGGTAGTCCCTATAATCCTCTGGCTTGTAGGTCTTCACTAACCAGTCACATTCAGCTATATGGTAGATTTCCGCTAGCCAGTTAAGCGTTTCAGGCATATTCTCTACAAGAAATTTGTCAATTTTCAGCTTAGAGCTACGGCTGATGTGCTGGCGCAAACGAATGGTAGGAACACAAGAATACCCTACATATAAAACCCGTCCATTGCTGTGACGATAGAGATAGACACCATATCCATCCCATTGCTGTTTTGATACCTCTTTGACGGTACACTCTAACACGCTATTACCTCCTGACAGTCTATGTCATTCATTGTACACGAGTTTCCGCCAAATGTCAATATATTCAGATATTGGCCTGAAATTGCTTGACTTTAGTTGCCAAATATCGTATAATTAGAGTACAGGGACAAACAAAAAGAGCGAGCACAAAGCCCGCTCGGTAGATCGGACGCCGAGACTTCAGAGATGCAGCGTTCCGACAGATACAAGGAGTATAGACCATGACACAGACAGTAAGCAAGACCGAGATCCAAGCCGCGGCTATTTACCGTGTCACCGATAAAGTCACCGGCGAGAAGTTCTTCCTGGTGAAGAGCGACAGCAAAGGCAGCTACCACGAAGTGCGTTGGGACTCGGAGCGGTTGGCCTGGACCTGCAACGGCGAGCATTGCCAGTACCAGCGCGGCGGCACGAACTGCAAACACGCTAGGGCCTGCTCCCAGGTGATGCAGGCGCGGCGAGCTGCCAGCGTCCGATTGCAAGCGATAGAAGAGCGCGTGGTAGCCAATCTGGCATCAGCCGCTCGGCCCATCGATGAGCGCGGCCTGCTCAACGGCGATCATCGTTTTTCGCTGCTACGCTAATGGACGCCTGGCAGCGATTATACAGAGACGAGGAAGAGGCACTCCGCTTCTTCCTCCGAGAGGAGTTCACAGAGATGGACGTACAAGACTTGATCGGCAGCGAGTGCGACATTGCCGACGAGCAGGCAGCCCTGCAAGCAGCTTGGGACGAGTTACAAGCCGTCCCGTCGTATGTGGAGCGGGAAGCAAAGGAGCAAGACAATGGCAATTAAATTGCATGGCAAAGATTATGTTGAAGTGAAGGACAGAGTGCAGGCGGCGCATGCTGAGGAAAGCTATAGCATGCTCAGCGAGGAGTCCTTTGAGATGGGCGGGCGTTCCTATGTGCGCGTCTACATCGATGTCAAGGGCAAGCAGTACATCGGTACTGCTGAAATCAAGTTCAATGCCAAGGGCAACACACCAGACGGCATGAGCCCATTTGAGTGTGGGGAGACCTCGGCCCTGGGTAGAGCGCTTGGGTTTGCCGGCTATGGCGTGGTAGACTCGATAGCGAGCGCCGATGAAGTGGCGCGCAATGTCGAGGCACAAGCCACTGAAAAGCCGAAAGCCCATCCGGGCACCGAGCACCTGACGAACGGCAACGGCACGCCAGCGTTTCCGGCCATGGCGCAAGCGCCCACGCTTGCAGACATAACTTCCCTGTTCGGTAAGCTCTATAAGCCTGAGCGTTTCCCGTCTTTTAAGCAGATGGTCCTCGAGCGCACGGTAGCCGATAAGGATTTGACCGAAGACGACCGGGTGAAGCTGTGGGATAAGCTGTCCAGCATCAAGCGCGCCACTAAGGGCAACGAGCAGCCTGCGGCCTAGTCACGAGAAAGGAAAAGGCCATGAACGAACCTGACTTCGATGCATCAGATTGGGGGTTTATCGTATTGATCCTGATTCTGCTCGCCATGCTCTTTGCGGGAGGGTTAGGGGCATGCCTGGCCGGAGTCCATTAATCGTGCAAACGCTCAGTCGATTACTTCCGTTTCATCGCTGAGCGTTGCTTGAACCTTTTTACTCGTTGCAGATACCTCAGTGTACCACATCTTGCAAGTGACACTCCGCTTCATCTAAAGACGAGCAGCTTCTGCCTCTCTCGCATAGTCGGTATTCTGAGAAATGCGGCGTGGCCGCGACTCGTCGAACACCGTAGTGGGCAGGGGAAAGCGCGGAACCAGTGCATCCATCCATGCTCTCTGTTTCCTGGGCGGTGCCATGCCCGTTGCTACTCTCATGCCTTTCCGAAAGGGATAGATGGCCCACAACTTCGGTTTTCGGCGCTTGGAGAGTATCAACACCCGCATCTTTCGATGCTCAGCTCTAGGGACGTTCCACCCAGAGTGGAGGGTTTTCCTGTTATGGGTATATTCTTTCTCAGGGAGGGAAAAGCGGAAATATCATGTCTTGCAAGTCGCGCCATTTCAGGCTATACTACTGCTATACCATCTTCTTGTAGGTGACCCATGTATGCCTGTGATACCGGTGAAATACCTGCTGTCTGTGTTGGACAACTCAAGCATTTTGAGAATGTCCACACGGAGGATGTCAGCATGATTAGCGAGTTGATCGGCTGGTTTCGGAAGTTAGCCCGCGGCAATGGCCGCCTGTTGCTCAAGGTCTTTGGCGGCAACATCACGGGATTTGAGCCAACACCTGACATTCCCAACAAGAAGAAGAAGAGAGCAAGCTGACGCGGGTTAGAGAAGCGGCATCTCGCAAGGCTCATAACTTTGAGGCATGGGTTCGATCCCCATACCCGCTACTATGCCCAATTAATTGAAGCGGTTACTAGCCAGGGGAGCAGGCTATGAGAGCCTCTTGACAATGGCCCGTTTCGCAGGATAGGCGATGAGGGCATGCAGTGACTATCCCTTTGCTGCATGCCAGGGCAGGGTACACAAGGGGCTCAGCTTCCATCATAAGTGCTGATAACGCGGGCCTTCGGCCCATGCAGGCGCTCTGAGTGAAAGACTCGGAGCGTCTTTTTTTATGCTCGACGCCAGCAAGGAGGCACACATGGACATCGACATCCTGGGCACCATCCGGGCGCTCCCACCGTGGCACAAAACCACCCTGCTCGCAGCTGCTGCTATCCTCGCAGGCTATAGCGGCGCCTACGTGTGGCTGCTCGCACACTGAGGTGACACATGGCACAAACGCTAGAACAAAGGATCAAGATCGGTCTTGCTCGTCACCAGTTCTCCCTTGACGATTACCGTGACCATCCCGTCGATTGCCACCTGCATTGCTGGTGTGGAGACTCCCTGCTGATCGACTACCTGCATTTCGGCCTCATGACTATGAACCGCTCGATCATCTCGTTCATCGCAAAGCACGAGGCGTGCGAGCCAAAGGAGCACGTATGAGCATCTCTTCCCGGCTAGCACAATGGGTAGTGCGCATCTTTGTTTCAGATGAGCGTAGAGGTTCGACTCCTTTGCCGGGAACCGATAGCATCGCAACGCCGCTGGGCCACAAATCGTATCGCGATGTCAACCTCGACGCATCGCTCGATGAGGGCGTGGAGCGCGCACGCAACCGCAACTATGTGCCCTTTGGCGAGGAAATGAGCGATGCTGAGGACGAGGCGTTTTGGCGCGACCATCCCGAACTCGCCCGCTTTCGACATGTGCGAGGTGACGAATGAGCGTGAACTACCCATCGCGCAAGCGTAACCCTAACAACACAAAGGGTACAACCACCAGAGATGTGAATGCAGCGCAACGCGTGCAGACGGCGCTCAGGCTCAAGTTGCAGGGCTTCAACTGGGATGAGGTGGCAGCGCAGGCGGGCTATCAATCGCGTGGCAGCGCGCACCATGCCGTCATGCGCGAACTAGAGCGGTGTATCACACATGATGTGAAAGAGCTACGTGACCAGCAATTGTACATGCTCCAACAGATACAGGCACGGTCCTACAAGGTTGCCTTGGATGAGAAAGACCCGAACTGGCACTGGGCTGCTGATCGTGTCGCCAACTACAGTAAGCGTATCTCGGAACTCATGGGTCTTGATGTGAGGACAGACGACGTGATTGGGCCACAAATCATTATACAAGAAGTGCCCGCAGGCTACTTGGAGGGGCCGAAAGAATGAGTACAGAACTCATAGCGATAGATACCTGCTCACATCCTGAATTGGTAGAGTCTATGGCACCCTGGCCCGATACCGGCATGATGTATCAGTGTCCAGCGTGCAAGAAAAAGATCGTCATTCCCTCGCGTACGATCATGGCTCCCGTCAATGCTGAAGAGGTCAATGAGTCCATAGCGGGCATTATCGGCTTGGCATTTGGAGAGCAGTGGAAAGAGCAAGTGAGGCTACGATATCAGGCGATTTATCCTGGAAGAGGTTAAGCCCATGACCACACTCGCCACACGCCCGACCGAACGCCGCATCGCCGCACCTGAGTTGCGCGGCAACAACCTGGCGCTCGGCTGGTGTCGTGATCGCGAGGCGTGTCTTGATGGCCCGGCAGGCACAGGCAAAACTGTCGCAGCACTCTACAAGATTCACGTGCTCCTTTCGCGCTACCCTGGCAGTCGTGCATTGGTCACCAGAAAGACCAACGTGGCGCTTGCAGGTTCGGCGTTGGTGACCTACCGCGAGAACATCCTGCACAATCGTACTGATATCCGCTGGTTCGGTGGCTCAAAGGCTGAACCAGCCGCTTATCGCTATCCCAACGGCTCCGAGATGATTGTCAATGGCTTAGACAAGCCGGAGAAAGTGCTTTCCTCCGAGTTCGATTGGGGCTACATCAACGAGGCCACCGAATGCGAGCAGGAGGATGCAGAGTTTGTGCGCATGCGCCTGCGTCCACGCACCTATAGCCCTGAAGTGCCGTACCGTCAGCTCATTATGGATGTGAACCCCGATGCGCCAACGCACTGGCTCAATCAGCGCATGAACGAGGGCCGCACGACACGGCTGCTCTCACGGCATGAGGACAACCCGCGCTACTGGAATGCGGCTACACAAGATTGGACCGAGGAGGGCCGCGAGTACATCTTCGGCATCCTTGAGGGCCTCACTGGTGTGCGCTATGCCCGTTACAGGCTAGGTTTGTGGGTAGCCGCTGAAGGCACTGTGTATGAGGACTCATGGGACAGAGCGCGCAACGTGATCAACCGCTTCCCCATCCCGCAAGAGTGGCCTAGATATCTGTGCGTCGACTTCGGCTTCACCAATCCATTTAACTGCAAGTGGTACGCGCGGGATGACGATGGCAGGCTCTACTGCTACCGTGAAATCTACTATACCAAGCGCCTCGTCGAGGACCACGCCAAACAGATCAAGCACCTCTCACGCTGGGGCCAGGACGACGGCGACCCGCTGCCGCGTGAGATCATCTGTGACCACGACGCTGAGGACCGTGCCACCTTAGAGCGCCATCTGGGCATGAGGACCATGCCAGCGCATAAGAGCGTGAGGGATGGCATCCAGGCAACCGCTGCCCGCTACCGATCGGCAGGGGATGGCAAGCCAAGATTGATGCATTTCCGTGATGCATTGGTAGAACGTGACCCAGACCTGGCGAGGCAGAAGAAGCCGACCTGCACGATTGAAGAGCCGGAGTCGTATGTGTGGGCAGAATCGCCCACGGGCATCAAGGAGGAGCCGGTGAAAGAAGACGATCACGGTATGGACACTGACCGCTATATGGTCGCACGATTTGATTTGAAGCCGCTCAGCGTTGGCTATAGCCAGAGGGTGTATTAGGAGGCTAGATGGCATCACTGTTACCAGCATTGCTAGCGATGCAAGCAAAGCCGATTAAGACATACTATAGAGGCAATTGGTTTAGAAGCCGTTTAGAAGCGCGTTGGGCTGTCTTTCTCCGCCATACCCTCGATAACACAGGCTTTAAGTATGTGTATGAGCCTGAGGGCTTTGATCTTAACAACGGCCTTTGGTATCTGCCTGATTTTGAAGTGCCTGAATGGGACGACAGCTATTTAGAGGTTAAGCCTAGATGGCCGCTGACAAGACAAGAACTCGACAAAGTTATCGGATTATGTGTAGGGACAGGAAAGAATGTGTATGTCTTAGCTGGCCAGCCATGGCTACGTGAGTACACACTGATCGAATTTTGCTCTCTCCCTCCTAGTGTAGAGGGAATAGAAAGGTATCTACCTAGCCCATGTAGAGATACCAAGGATCCTTCGCTTATTTATCATTTGCGGTCGAATGCGACTGAACTCTTACTATGCAAAGAACTGCCAGGCTATGAGAAACCGTTCATTTGCTGTTCATACGATCTGAAACGGAGTGTACTAGCGTCAACGGCCGAATTTGCCCAATGCCGCAAATGTCAGGCAATCTCCCCGGTCACCTATTTCAATTTGGGTAAATATGTACAAGATGAATGTAGGAAATGTGGGACAAGATGGTGCCATATATTTGCTTTAGACGAGGGTGGGCTCAAACTCTTTTCTGGATTCTACGCCGCTCGCTCTGCAACATTTAAGCGTGGAGAACAACCATGGTTATGACGATGACACCCCCACAAACCGAACAAGTCCAGCCTGTCTACGAGATCACTGAGGCAGACAAGAAGCGCCAGAGGAAGATAGCCGACGCCTGGCGTGCCTACAACGACGAACTGGACAAGCCGCTTGTGCCGATGGATGGCGAGCCTGACGACAACGTGATGTCCAACCGCTGCCAGCCCGTCGTGGACGCCGGCATTGACTTCTTGTTCGGCAAAGAGCTGGAGATATCGATAGGTGAGAACGACCCGCAAGAAGTACAGGACTTCCTGAACGAAACCTGGGGCCGCAAAGAGATGCGCATCCCGCTCTTGCAGAAATGGGCTATGAATGGCGCCAATGCCGGGCAGGGCTTCCTGCGTATTGTGCCTGACGAGGATGGCACGTTCCGCCTCGTAGTCACAGACCCGTCGACGGTATTCGTGCAGACCGCGCCGCAAGATTGCGAACGGGTGCTGCTCTTCTGCATCCAGTATTCCACGATAGAGAAGATCAACGGCATACCACGCGAGGTGTTCTACCGTGAGGAGATCGCGGGCAACTACCCCGAGCCAGTCAATGGTAAGCAAGTGAGCACGGCCTCCTCATGGACTATCCAGCACTGGACGCAGGTAGGCAACACCGGCATGCAGCCAAAGCTCACAGGATGGACACCTGCGGGCCCACCGATTGAGTGGACCTATCCATTCCCGCCGCTCTTCGGCAATCAGAACCTACCCAATCCGAATGACTACTGGGGCAAGCCCGACATCACGCCGGGCTTGATTGGGCTCAACAACGCGCTCAACCTGACGAACTCCTGCGCCAATCGCACGCTGAAGATATTCGGCTCACCCATCTTGTGGGGTACAGGTGCGGCTGAGTCGTCTATCGCTATCCAACCCGGGCGCATCCTGGTACTCGCTGACGGGGCCAAGGTCGATGCAGTCAAGATCAACGCCGATATCCCGGCGTCCATCCAGTTCGCAGCCGATTTGCGCTCAGACATCGACGAACTGTCGCACGTGCCAGGTGTCGCAACCGGGCGTATCTCGACCATGCCGCGCGGCAACCTCTCAGGCATCGCGATAGAACTCTTGTTCATGCCCTTGCTCAAGAAGACGGAAACCAAGCGCTGCACCTACGGGCGTCCGATCATCGAAATAAGCAAGGCGCTCCTGGTGCTCAACGGCATGAACCCTGATATCGAGATCACATTGGCGTGGCAGAACCCACTGCCTCATGACGATCTGCCCGATGCACAGAAGGCCGTGACCTTGCTGGGCATCGGCATCAGTAAGACGACATTGCAGCGTGAGATGGGCTACGACCCCGATGAAGAGGCGGAACTGAGCCAGGCGGAGGATGCACGAGAGATTGAGCAGCAGCAGCAGATGGTGGCGGCGCAACCACAGGCGTTCGGCTATGCACAGCCGCCACAGCCAGGGCAACAGCAGGGCGGGCCGCCGCCACAGAAAGGAAAGTGATCTATGGCACAAGCACTGATTGATGCATTAGTAGCCCATCTGCAAGCAAAGGGATTTGAAGCCAGGCCGACCACGTACGCGGGCTCTCAACTCCTTGAGGCAAAGAAGGGCGGGCATACATTCCACTGGGACGTGCTCCTGCTCTCCGCGCTACCCGCAGAAAAGGCGCTTGCCGTTGTGGATAGTCTCGTGGAAGGAAGGTGATCTATGGCAGTTCTCAACGCAAAACAACGCAAACGCAGCGCCACCATCGTCGTGAATGGGCAAGCCAAGTTCCCTATGCCCGATAAGGCGCATGCACGTAACGCCCTGGCGCGGCTCAATCAGGCGAAGCCACCGCTCACACCGGCACAGAAGGCCAAAGTGCGGGCACGAGCCAACAGAATACTCGGGAAGAAGAGCACGTGATGGTTCCACTCACAAGAACGCTATTCCGGCGAGTGGAATAATTGACATCAAGAGAAGAGTAAATCGGCTTGAGAAGCGGCGTGAAAGGTGGTATAATGTCAGTAGAAATTGTTGAGCCTGAGCGTAGCGGGAACTACCCCAGGCGTGAGATGAACCTAACAGGAGGCTCACCTATGGATATTCTACCCTCAAAAGATCCCTCTATCAAGCTGTGCACCAGATGTGGTATTCGTCCACGTAACTGCAGGGGTAGTAGAGTCTGGTGTCAAGTATGCCGTAATGAGTACGCAAGGGATTACAGCAGAAAGACCTATACACCTGCCAAAGGACGTAAGGCTAACTTACGTCTACACTACAGCCTTACTCAGGAAGAATATGATTTGATGCTCTTCCGACAAGCCGGCGTCTGTGCGATTTGTGGGCAAGCGGAGACCCTTGTTAACTACCGCACATCTGAAGTGCAGGCGTTAGGCGTAGACCATAATCATGAAACAGGGCAAGTGCGTGAACTGCTCTGCAGCGCTTGCAATCATCTGATCGGCGATCTTGAGCAAGATCGCGAACGGGTGAAGAAGGCGTTGAAGTATCTCAAGAAGCATGACAGATGAGTAACAGATAGCGGTACTTATCTTGAAGATCGACCTACATTGGCTCTACAAGCCAATCGGGTTTTTGGGCATGTGGGCATGTATAATCAAACAGTTATACATTGAGCGATTATAGCGTAGAATAGCGTTAGAACAGGCTTTACAGCTTGAAGTCAAGCGCATGACCCGTCATCTTGACATCAGCACAGAAGGGGCGAAGCGATGACGACACAAGTAGAGAAATTTCTTATCAACATGCTGACCATGGGACTCGCACGCGGTGAAGCGAACGCGAAAGCCTATGACTACGCTCTTGCGTTGTTGCTTGAGAAGGAAGCTGTAGGCAGCCATGCCACAGCAACGATGATGGAAAGGGCAGTTGAATTAGTCAGAGAGGCATGGCTCGCTCAGCCACTAACAGACTATCTCCGAGAAGTGGAACATGCCATGAGGGAGGCGCGCCGATGATAGCGCAAGAACTCGCACAGCAGATACTCGCCATATTGACCCGTCATCTTGACAACAGTACACAAGAGAGGTTATACTCATGACACAGACACCAGTAGGCGACCCCCAGGCGGGCGACCCTACGACGAACCCTCAGCCCCAGGCGGGCACTACACCTACCACTACACCTACACCCCAGGCGGGCAGCGGTAAAACACCAGAAGACTATGAGCGCATGCTCGCTGAACTGCGCCGTGAGAACGCCGGTCATCGCACCAAACTCAAGAAATTTGAGGATGAGGAAGCAGTGCGCACCCAGGCGCAAATGAGCGAACTGGAGAAGGCACAAAAGCAGGCTACCGATTTAGAGGCAGCACGTGATGCAATGGCAGCCGAACTCTATGAGGCGCGTGTACGCCAGTCCGTGGCCGATCTGGTAGGCAAATTCAACTTTATCCCGAGTGCTCGGACGATTGCAACGCTTTTGCTTGCTGACGATGGCGCCATTGAGTTTGAGGACGGCCATCCAACCAACATTGAGAAGTTGCTAGAGAAGCTGGCGAAAGCTGAACCCGAGCTCGTGAAGCCGCAAGCAGCCGCACCAGGGACACCTGGCACGCCGCAATTGCCCGCCATGAACCCGGGGCGTAGCAGCATTCAATCACCGGGCGCAACGATACCGGGCCGCATACCGCGACTCACCGATCCAGGCCTCTGGAAACGCTAGAGTCGCACAATTGAACAACTGAACATGACTTACTCACTACCGTCGTGACGACAGAAGGAAGAGTAATATGGCAATAGGAGCCGGGACAGTCACCCTGGCCGACTACGCGCTGATGTCCAATCAGCCGTTAGTGCAGGCGGTAACGATGTCCCTGATTAATTATGGGAATGTCATACAGGACATCCCGCTTGTCCCCAGGCAAACGCTGCAAGTCAACGGGGTACGCTGGGAAGGCAACCTGCCAACCCCCAACTGGGTGCCACTCAACTCTGAAGGCACAAGCGTCCACGGGCAACCCACACCGTATCAGGAACAGGCCTACATCGTAAGAAACTATGTGGACGTGGACAAATACATTGTCCTGGACCAGAACCAGATCGTCGAGCCACGCGGCACGCAGACCAACGCCTTTCTCCAGGGCTTGACCTACGACATCAACAACAAGTTTTTCAAGAACGCGCATGACGGCACGGGCGATGCGAACGCGCCGGTCGGTCTGCGAGCGCGCCTGGACGATGCGGCGTCTGCCAACAAGTTCGGCGTGCGTCCTGAGAACAAGATCGACGCCGGAGGCCTTGACATCTCACAGGCCACGCTGGTGACCACTCCATCGAACGGCAACAAGCTGATTGAGTTGATCGACCAACTGCTGTGGTCGGTCGATGCGATAGATGGCGCGGGCGGCAATGTCGTGCTGTATATGAACGATAATATGCGCCGACGCTTTCACTTCGCCTTGCGCGCGTTGGGTACTCAAGGCGGTCTTGATGAATCCAAGGATATGTTCCAGCGCGTGATCCAGAGTTACAAAGGCGCGGTCATCCGTGATCCTGGCGTCAAAGCCGATCAAACCACGCGTATCATCCTGGGACCGGCCCAGGCGGATATCAGCGGTCAGAACGGCGAGACGGCAACAGGCGCCGATGGCTCCACGAACACCACGCCCAACTACACGAGCATTTACGCCGTGAACTACGGCACCGACCACTTCTTCGGCTGGCAGTTCACCGAAGGCCCAAATGTGCAAGACCTGGGACTGATCAACAACGGCGCCATTTACCGCACGCTGATTGACTGGGCGGTTGGCCTGATCAATACCTCGACGCGCTCAATCGGGCGCTTGTACGACATCAAGATTTCATAGAAAGGGGGATTCCTATGCCCGAAGAGACACAGGCATCGCCCGCCGTCGATATGGCGATGTCACCCGAAGAATTCGCAGAACTACGCGCCGGTGTAGCAGCCGTGGGCGTGCAGGATGTACAGCTTGGGCGCGTGCTTGACCTGCTCGTGCTTCACCTGGGCCACGCGCACGGGCTTGACCCGGCCCAGGAAGACGCGCGCCTGGCAGCCAAAGCCGAAGAGGATGCCAAAGCGGCAGAGCAGGCCGCCGCAGCCCCTGTAGCACCTGCTCAGGAAGGAGCCTAACATGCCCGTCGATGCCCTAAATGTTTTGCAAACATCGGTTACGAAAACCGCGAGCTTTTCAGGAGCCGCGCTCATCTTAGCGGGTGGCACGCCCAGGCGTGGGATGAAAGCCCGCGTGATTTACTCGGCAGCCACCAACGTCTCAGGCGCCAATGCCGTCGTGTTCTCGGTCGATGTCTGTTATGACGGCGTGCCAACCCTGTGGAACGTCGATTTCGTGGCACCGGTGATTAACCTGAGCACGACAAGTCAGAGCGGGGAGATCTTCATCCCCTTTGATGTCAGCCCAACAATGGTAGCCGGTGTGATCACCGCGCCACAGATCAGATTGACCGCGACGTTCTCTGGAGCCGGTTCGACGCCCACGATTACGTACCAAGGAGATTTGTCACTTACTCGCCCATAAGCGGGTAGGTCATTTAACGTAGAAAGGAGGCGTACACGATGCCAGTTCGCGCAACTATGGCTAATCTGATCTTGCGCACTCGCCTCCTGATCAACGATCCGCCAGGTGCAAGTCAGGTCTTCACCGACCAGGATATCCAGAATGTTTTGGATGAGAGCCGCGCGGACCTGTACAACCAGCCGCTCATCGCGCAACCGACGTTTAGCGGCGCGACGATCCTCTACCTGGACTACCTGTCGCCAACGCAGTTAGGTGACTGGGAAGACGATATCGTGCTCAAGCAATACATGACTGTGGTCGTTACACCGTCTCTGATTGACGATATCGTGGGACATTATACGTTTGCGCAAAGCACGTTCCCGCCAGTGTACATCACGGGCAAAACGTATGACCTGTATCGCTCGGCAGCCGACTTGCTCGTGCGCATGGCTGCCAGGTGGGCGATGAGGTTCAATGCCACGGCTGACGGGCAGACATTGCACCTGGAGGGTGTGTCTACGCAACTGCTCAACCTGGCGAAGCAATACCGCATGAAGCAGCGCATCGGGGTCACGACCATGACACGCTCGGACTTGCAGCAGCCAGCAGGCGCGAGCAGCGGTGTGAACCTGGATCCAAGACCCATCGACTATATGGGGAGCGGATAAATGAGCTTGCTATCTACTGCTGAACAGGCGCAACTGCAGGCTGATTTCGTGGCGGCTGTCTGCGACAAGACGTGCGTCGTGCAGCGTGCATCGACAACATCCGGCAGTTCGGGCGAGCCGACCAAGACGTACAGCACGATCAATACGACGGTGGCAGGCATGCGGCAGCCCACAGCAGGCGAGTTGCAGAATTATGGCTATGTTATCGGTGACAAGGCAGCCTGGACGGTGCTCATGCCGGTCGCAACGGATGCCACCCATCAGGATCACCTGATCATTGAGGGGCAAACGCTGGAGGTGCATGTGCTACTCAATCCGAGAAGCTACGAATTTTTTCACAGTGTTATCGCGGCTGAAGTGAAATGATAGGTGAAACGATGCCAGTGAATGTAGGAGAAGTGACTGTCAAAGTCAATTATGAAATGACCGAGGTAAGCAAGCAGCTTATTCGTAGCATCGTGGCTGAAATCCTGAAAGAAGCCTTGCTGGACGATAGCGCTCGCGTGCCTTTCGATAGCAAAGACGCCGTGCGCGAGTTTATCCGCGTCGAAGTGCGGAAGTTTCTGGCTGATGAGATACGCAGGATTGGCCTGCATGCAGGAACGCGGGTGTAGCTATGTCAGTATCAGGTGTGCTCTACAATCTGTTCCCGGCTTTGGCGCGTGCATTGCGTCCGGCATGTCAGACCATCTCAAGCGATACAGCGCGCTTTATTGAGGCGGCAGTAGCAGCCAATGCGCCGGTCAGATCAGGCTTCATGGCGAGTAGCGCGTACTCAGTGACGCCCAAATATGGCAGCACCTACGGGACGATGGGCACGCCCCCAGGCGACTCGTATGCACTGCCTGAACAGGCGCCTGATGGACCCGATGACAGCGTGGTGGGCGTGGCTGCCAATTATGGCATCTATGTAAATTATGGCACGCGTTTCATGGCTGCTCAACCATTTTGGGATCAGGCGATGGAGCAGGGCGCGCAGGTCTTCCCGGCAGAGGCTGCCAAGTTTGAGAAGCTATTGCTTGAGGGCTTGTAGAGGAGAGTATAGCACATGAGCAATGCCGCCATCCTGTCCTGCTACCGTGAATCACCGCTAGAGATCGATGAACTGGTGAACGGCGAGGTGTGGAGCAATATAGGCGGCTTGTATCGCTTGCAGGTGCAGGCAATCGTGCCGGGGCACGAACTCTATTACAGTTTCCAGTGGCTCAAATCGGTGCTTGCAGCCGACAGCACGCTTACAGGCTACGCACCTGGCGGCATATGGCGTGGCCTGGCACCATCGGGCACGGTGACGCCCTTCATCGTCATCGCGTTTCAGGCGGGCACCGATGTCCTGACCATGAATGCTATCCGGCTCTTTGTCAATCCCTTGTTTCAAGTAAAAGTTACCGGGCCAGCGACTCTCAGCCCAACGCTAGGAGCGGCAGCGGCAGAGATTGACGCATTGCTTGCGCGCACATCCGGCACGATATAGATAGGAGAAACCCATCATGGCATGGACGCAGGAAATTTCTACAGTAAATCAGCGGCTCCAATTCGGGGCTGAATCGACTTCCGCCCTTGGCGTCACGGTCCCGGCCAACCGGCTCATCCAATGCTTTGACTTGCAATGGGGGCCGATGGCCGATGTGAAGATGTACGAGGCCACCGGGCGTAAATACCCCTCAGCGCAAATTGAGAACAGTGAATGGGTCGAAGGCACGGTTGGCGGCTACCTGGACTACAATTGCATCATCTACTTGCTGTCCGGTACGATGGGGTCCATCTCGCCCATAGCGCATGGCGCCTCAGCCGTAGCAAAGGACTGGGTGTGGAGCCCGCCGCTGAGCGGCTCCGTCGTGCCACAGCCCTACACCATCGAGCAAGGCGACAGCATACGGGCGCGCCGCGCCAGTTATGGCCTCTTTACCGAGTACAGCTTCAAAGGTGATCGGCAAACGGGTATCTCTATCGGCAGCAAATTGCTAGCGCAGCCGCTGGCAGATGGTGTCACCATGACAGGCAGCCCGACCGCTATCGCACTCGCGCCTATGGCTGGTAAGCATCTCAACATCTACCTCGACCCCACATCGGCTGCACTCGGCACGACGCAACTGCTCAAGGTCTTGAACCTGGACTACGCCTTCACTGGCATTTACGGCCCCTTCTTCCCGTTCAACCGTGCCACGCTTGGCTGGACATCACACGTTGACCTCAACCCAGGCTGTGTGATCAAGGTCTTGATGGAGGCTGACGCGACCGGCATGACCCCGCTCTCAAGCCTGCAGACCGGCTCAACACAGTTCTTACGCATCCAGGCGCAAGGCTTGATCATCGACAATTTGCAGACCGTCACGATTGGCGGCGGCGCCACAGCCGGCAACTTTACGCTCGGGTATAAGGGCCAAACCACCGCTAACATCACCTATAGCGCCGCGTTGACCTCAGCGACAGTCAACACGGCATTTCAGTTGCTTTCCACGGTCGGCGCCAACTGTACGGTGACAGGCGGCGCAGGCGGGCCATACACATTCACCTTCTCGGGTGCGCTGGCCTCGGATATGTCGCCAGTTATTGTAACAAACGTCAGCTTATCGGGCGGCACACCAACCGTCTCCAGCGTGGCGCAAGCCTACAACATCTACCAGCACGACCTGGCCGTCAAGGTGAGCAAGCCCAACCCGTTCAAGGATGACCACGGTGTGTTTGCCGAGGAGTGGGAATTCACCATTGTGGAGGATGCCACCTGGGGTAATGCGCAGCGGGTCACCGTCACGAATTTGTTGACAGCACTCTAAAGGAGCTTTATGCCAGTTACATTCAGCCAGATTGCCGCGAAAACGGCAAAGGTCAAGCTTGTGATCAAGGGCGATGAGGACAATGCCGATATCACGATCAACCTTGTCTATTATCCCAATAAATTCACACAAGAGCTTCTCGCGAGAGCCCAGGCAGGAGAGGTCACGGATAAAGAGTATTTCCCGACCCTCATCAAATCCTGGGACATCATAGACGATACCGTGGACCCACCTGTGATGTTCCCGATTGAGCGCATTGACGAATTTGGCATCCCATTCATGCAGCAACTCGCGAAAGCCCTTGGAGAAGACATGCGCCCAAACCTGCAAGCGCCTCAGATGAATGGGAACAAGTAAATCTGGGGCGTTGGCTCGCAATAGGTGGCAAGATGGGCGCCTGTCCTGAGGATTACACCCTGGTGAAAGCGGCGCAATACTACGGGGTCGCACCGTGGGAACTGCTGGAGCAATCCTTCTGGTGGCAAGATCGGGCCATCATGTTCATGAATGCCGAGGCGCAAGCAGCGAAGATCCTAGAGGCGCATAATAGGAGATAACTCACAGTGATTTCAGCGGCAGAACTGATTGGACTTGTCACCATAAAAGGCGCCGAACAGGGCGCGCTCCAACTCGCACGCGTCGGTGAGTCGGCAGACAGCGCGGGCGCGAAGCTCGCTGGGCTTGCCGTTGGTGGCACCGTGCTTGCGGGTGCTGCTCTCGTGGGTATTGGTATTGCCGCTACCAAGATGGCTGCCGACTTCCAGCAAGGCGTCAATCGCCTGAGAACGGGCGGCGGCGATATCCAGGACTCATTCAACAGCCTGTGGACGGGCATCCAGAAAGTAGCCGTTGCGACAGGCGAACTCACAGGCCAACTCACCCCGGCGATGTACCTGATTGTATCTGCTGGACAGCGGGGCGCGCAAGCCTTTGCGACCCTGACTGCGGCAGCCCAGGGCGCGCAAATCGAACAGGCCAAGGTAGCCGATGTGACGCAAATCCTCACCACACTGCAAACCGACTTCGGCATCAAGACCTACACCGCAGCGCAATACATGGATGGCCTGGTATCTGCCGTCTCCCACGGGAAGATCACCCTTGAGGACCTCTCCACTGCGATGTCGCCTATTCTCCCGATGGCAGGTCAACTTGGTATCCATTTTGCCGATGTGAGCGCGGCTATGGCGGATATGACCAATCAGGGCATACCCGCGGCCCAGGCAGCCACATCTCTCAGATTTGTCTTCCAAAGTATGATCCTGCCGACGAAGGCATCGCAGACGGCCATGAAAGAGTGGGGCCTGGATACGGGGAAAGTGGCGGAGGAGATGAAGGTATCACTCCCAGGCGCCTTACAGATGTATATCGATGCGGCGAAGCGGGCAGGGCCAGAGGGAAGTAAGCCCTTCATTGATGCGCTGTCGACCATGATGGGTGGCGGGCAGCGGGCAGCGAAGGCATTATTTGCGCTTGACCAGAGCATGAATACGTGGCGCGGCGATATCAAGGCCGTCAATACAGCGATGGGGGACACATCGAAGAATGTCGCAGGCTGGGATACCGCGCAAAGCAACCTGAATGTGAAGCTGCAACAGGGGCAAGCCGCACTCCAGGTGCTCGGGCAGAATGTCGGGGCCGTACTCTTGCCCTCTGTGAGCCAATTGCTCGACAAGATGATACCGCTCATCGGCCAGTTCGACGACTGGTTTGTGAAGTCGGGGCGCGAGGCCACGGTCCTCTCTGCCATAAGCACAGGGCTGTCCACGCTGACCAGCGTTGCAGGGACGACTGCCGGAGTCATCGGTAACATCGCCGGCGCTTTTCAGGATGCAGGCGCGACCGGGATTGTCCTGCGCAGCGCGCTGATTGCGCTGGGCATCGCCTTTGCGGCGGTCAAACTTACCGAGTTCATGAACGGCATCATCGGGACGATCGGGTTTTTGAAAGACCTTATCCCTGTCCTGTTCGCGACCGAGGCTGCAACGCTCGGGCTCGTGGGGGTTTTCGGGTTGGTCGTGGCTGCCATTTTTGCCGCCGGCTATGTGGCGATGAACTGGGATCGCATCATGGGCGCTCTGCAAACGACCGTTTTGCAGAGCGCCGGCGCTCTTGGGCTAGGGTTTAGCGCCCTGGGGACGGCTGTGCACAAGGCTTTCGACGTGGCGGGTTCTGCCGCATCGACCTTTGCAGGGGCCTATCAGGGCAATGGCACCGATATAGGCAACATCAGCAAACGCATCGGGGATGCATTCAGCGGCCTGGGCACTCTCACACACCAGGTCTGGGGGGTGACAATCGCCGGCAGCGTGCAGAGTGCCTCGGCCAGCGTGCAGCAATCCGTCGCGAACATGCAATCAGGAGTAAGCGAGCACATCACCGAGATGACCAATACTGCGTCGCAGCGGGCGGAGCAAATGAGGAGGGCGGTAGCGAACAGCGCGCAAGGGATGTATAACGCAGCCGCGGACGCCGCGTCGAATATGGCTGCCCATGTGGTAGGATCAGCGCTCAATATGGAGCAGCAGGTCGTGCGCGACTTCTCCGTCACAGAGTCTACGGCCTCTAGCCTGGTTCAGCAACTCCATGACAACGTGATCGGTGACTTTCAATCAATGGACAGTTTAGCCAAAGGCTACTGGGACGACGTTGCGAACTATATCCTCGACCATCCCATTGAGGGGTCTGTGAACATCAATGTTGGCGGCGCCAATGCTGGTTCATCTGCTACGGTTCACCACTACGCTTCAGGCACAAACTATGCCCCTGGTGGTGCTTCCCTGGTCGGTGAGGGAGGTCAAGCTGAACTCGTGGTAGGGCCACATTTGATGAATCTGCCGACAGGCGCCGGTGTGTACCCGCTGTCCCAGGTAGGCGGTGGAGGTGGAGGAGCCTCAGGGCAGCCCGTGCAGGTGAACATCTACCTTGCAGGTCAGCGCGTGGAATCAGTCTTGTTACCTGGCCTCGTGACCGCTATCAGGAATGCAACGGGCGCTAAATTCTAAGGAGGAAGCCACATGTCACGATTGCCAACCGTAGGAGCCGACAGCAACACCTGGGGCGCCGTCCTCAATGATTTCTTGAGCGTGGCCCACAATGCCGATGGCTCGATCAAAAACCTGTTTGTAAACGTCACGAACCCGGTCTATGGCGCTGATCCTACTGGTGTGAATGACTCTACTGTGGCTATCCAGGCGGCCATCACGGCGGCACAAGCGGCAGGCGGGGGCGTGATCTTCTTTCCAGCGGGCACCTATAGTATCAGCAGTACACTGTCTGTCACAGCCGACAATATCCAGTTTCTTGGCGTAGGACGAAGCAGCATCATTCAAACGAAAGCTACCTTCACCGCCTCACCGATGATCTGGTATCAGGGACCAGGCGGCGCGGGCAACTTCCGCTTTGGCGCACAGATCGTAAGTCTGCGCCTCATCAACACGGTAGGCTCTACTGCCGCCATCGGTATCCAGTTAGATAGCACCTATTACGCCAGGATACACCGCGTTGATGTCACTGGCGTCTATGCAAACAACATCTACCTCAATGGCATCGCAACCGCATTCGGGGCATATACAAGCATTAGAGATTGCAACCTGGGACCGGGGCCAGGAGGCGCAACGAGTGGCGGCATCGGCATACTCACCAATAATCATGAGTTCAATGTCATCGATAGCAACGTGATCAACTGGTTCAGCGTGGCCGGAGGCTATGGCATCAAGATGGCAAATGGCTCTACGGTCATCTCTAATAACACCTTCGATGAATGCGATACAAGCATCTGGAATAGCTTTCAATCGTTCAATCGCATTGTCAACAATCAATTTGATCGCGGCATCACCCAATTTATCTACCTCAATGGCTGTAAGAATACGACGGTGGCAAACAATGCCTTCCAGCATTTCGTGGGGACCGGCTCCAAGACAATCTTGAATGTGGATAATAGCGCCAATGCCAGCAACATCATCGCAAACAATACCTGCATGCTTGCTTCCGGCTGGACAAACTTCGTGACCGAAGGTGGGAGCCTGGGAACGTCCAACACTTACGAGAACAATGATACGGCAGGGTTGGCAATCACGCAGACAAACGGCATCTTCAAGAATAACCGGGGCTACAACCCGGTTGGGCAAGTAACGGCACCCGCCTTTCCAGCAACGACCGTGGCCGCGACCAATACGACAGGCGTGGATGTGATTGCGTATATCGCCAATGGCACAAGCGCCATTACGGTCGTGCAGATTGCAGGCGTGGGTGGCACCTACGTCACGACGCTCTATCAGATTGCGGCCAGTGGCTTTGGAATGGTGCGTATTCCCGCAGGGGGCAGCGTGAAATTCACGTATGCGGCAGGCGTGCCAACCTGGACATGGATGGGAGACTAAGCCATGCCGAGTGTGTACGCAGTAGGCCCCTATGGCTCAAGCCTCTATGGCACCGATGGCACGATCTCTGTGTTCATTGGCGGCGTGCCACAGTTCATCGTGGCAGGCTCGCTCACGATCAACAGCACCATCGGCAAACGCTCGACGGCCTCGTTTGTGGTCAAGACCGATACCAGCACGCACTTTCAGCAGTACCAGCAGGTGTCGATCTACGACAAGAGCGGCGTGCTGGCGTTCTCAGGCTACATCTCCAGCCCCAAAGAGCAGAAGCCCGGCTTCCAACCTGTCCTGGAACATACGATCACCTGCGTCGACCAGCACTTCCTCGCAGACAAGCGCGTGGTGGCAGCGTCGTACACCGGCAAATCCTATGGCTTCATCGTCAACGACATCTACACCAACATTCTTGCCGCCGAAGGTGTCACTATCGGGCAGATTTACGATAGCACGGCCATCACCGACCTCTTCCCCAACACCACGGTCTTCCCATCGCTCACCCTCTATCCAACAGAGAATACTGGTGTCTTGCCCACGGCTACGTTTGTCTACTGCACGGTAGCACAGGCGTTCGATGAGTTGGTCAAGGTGGCATCAGCGGCAGGCGTGCTGTACTACTGGCAGATTGACCAGTTCAAAAAGCTGTGGTTTGTGCCCTACACGGCAGTCGTCAACAGCGTGCTCGTAGACGGGACACAGATTGATCACAAGTACAACCCGCCCACGGTGACACGCGCCAACCCGGCCTACGGCAATACGCAGTACCTGCTCGGCGGCATGACGCAGACGGTGACGCAGACCGAAATACAAGTCGGTGATGGCAATAAGACCGCCTTTACGATGGGTTACGCGCTGGCATCGGCGCCAACCATCTCTATCAACCTCAATGGCGCGGGCTATATCGCGCAGTCGGTGGGGATCAAAGGCACCTCGGGGAGTCAGTGGTATTGGGCGCAAGGTGATCCGATCATCAGCCAGGACAGTAGCGGCACAAAGCTACGCGGGCCAAACGCGCCGATCGACCTGCTCAAAGTCGTGTACACGGGCCAATATCCAACAACCATCGTCGATCAGAATAATGCGCAGATCAGCTACGAGCATGCGCTAGATGGCTCTACCGGCATCGTGGAGATGGTAGCAACCGATAACAACATCACGAGTCTCGCCAATGGCCTGGCAAAGACAGGCCAACTGCTCACCCTCTACGCGCAACAAGGCGCGCAACTCGTCTTTCAGACGCTGCAAACGGGCTTTGCGCAGGGGCAACTCGTGACGGTTCCCCTACCGGATTACGCGCTCTACAATGCGCAGATGCTTATTGAGAACGTGTCGGCGGCGGATACGCTGGACGCATTCAATATCTGGTACACGGTCACAGCGGTGCTTGGGCCATTTGATATTACCTGGGTGGACTTCTTCAGCAAGCTCCTGAAGCAGCAAGCGCCAACCAATAGCATCAACGTGGGCACGGGGCAATCGATAGTGATCGCAGTATCGGGAAGTGTCACGTTCTCACCCACCGTCACCGGCTCAGCAACGGTGTTCGCGTGTCCTATCCCGAGTACGAGTCTTTTCCCAGACGTGACTGTATTCCCATGCTAAGGAGGAGGTGAACTATGCCAACGATCACGTACACGCTCACGAACGCCGGTCACAATATGTATCGCGATGCATCGAAAGGGGCGGCTTCGTGCAAGGTCACCTATGCGGCATTGGGGACAGGAAGCACGGCTCCTACCGTGAGTGACACGAAGCTACAAGCCGAAGTGTTCAGGAAGAAGATCAGCTCCTATACCAATGGCAGTAACCCCGGTGAGGTGATTATCTCGCTCTATGTTGCGCCGGGTGATGCGGTCGGTGTGGTCATTGCTGAAGTGGCCTTTTTCGGCGGGAATGCGAGCGGTACAAAGGATAGTGGCGTGATGCTGTGCCGTGGGCTCTATAGCCATACCAAGACCAATCTAGAATCAATAACTTTTCCTTTGGACGAAACCATATAGGAGGAATACCCATGCCATCATACGTCGCAACCGGGCCGTTCAATAATGGCGGCGCGCCTGCCATAGCGGCGGCGTTCTTGAACAATCTGGAAACCTGGATTGCCCAGGCCGAGGCCACCACGGGCGTGTCCACCATCAGCGGCTCGACGTCGGGCACGGCCACGCTCTATCAACCGTTCCAGGGTGCCTTCAAGCTGGTGATCGTGCAACTCGTGAACTTCCGCAATGGCAGCGCGCCTGCGCAGACGATAGCATTGCCCGTGCCGTTCACGATATCGCTGCACGGGTGGAACAGCGGCATAGGCGGGGCAGTACCGCAAGTGATGAAGGCTGGTGTTGCCCAAACAGTCCAGGAGTTCTTGAGCGCTTCAGGTGGCGCTGCTGGGGGCGTATCCCCTCAAACGACACTCCTGTCGAACTGGCTGTGGCACTGCGATACGTTCATTGATGCCATCTCATTCCCTGGTTCGCAGGCAGCCACGACCAATGGGCAACTGATCATGATCGGCATTTAGTGCGGGTAGCCAGCCCAGAGCGCGATGTTGGGCACGATGAGCAGCGCGAGGAAGGCGAGCAGTAGCAGCAGCATAAGGCTATAGTAAGCAATCTTGAGATAGCGCATAGCTGTACTCCTTTACCGGGTACAACGAGGCAACGAGTGGGAGGTAACGAGTGGGCAACGGAGCGACAAAAAAGGGGGTGACGGCGGAGAACGGGAGAACCCACGAACCTCATCTGCGTGAGGTCGTTGCCGACCTCGACGGCATGCGTGCGCTCATGGATGAGCGCGACCGTCGTTACACTGAGTTACGCAAGGATGACCGGGAAGCGGTTGAAAATGCATTCGCAGCCAGTGAAAAAGCTATCGTCAAAGCTGAACAGGCACAAACGGCCTATAACGTCTCCCACAACGATCTCAGCCGGAAGCTGGACGATCAGAACAAGGCGACGATCCCGCGTCCAGAAATCATGGCACTCTTCGGAGCTGTCGATCAAAAGCTTGAGTCACTACGCTCAAGCTTTGAGAAGGACATAGAGGCACTGACCACGGATATACGGGGTCTGCGTGAGTCACGCTCAGAACAAGGCGGGCAGAAGACGGGCGCAAAGGAACTGTCCACGACATTTATTGCGGTCGCTGGTATCGTGCTCTTTGTCGTCTCTATCCTGATATCCAGCACGCTCGCTATCGTCTTACATTTTCTCAAATGAGAAGAAAGGATGTTCGTATGTCACTTGGATTATTGATTGCACTCATTCTCTTGATCGTTGTGCTCGCCGGTATCTTTGCATACCGTTGGCGGGCAACCTACGCGACCGTGGGCTCATTTGTAGCAGCCATCGCGGCACTCTTGCTGTTCCTGATGGCGATAGGGGTTATTCACGTATAAGGAGGCAACGTGCTAGAGCAGGCGCCCACCTTCAGGCCATTCGGAAGGGAGTTTATTACCTTTTTTGAGGTTACAGGCGGGACATGCGAAAACAAGGTTAGATGTGTCGTTAGAGCCGCCACGAGACAAGGGAATGACGTGCTCAAGGTGATACTTTGTCAATTTCTTGCGGCAGTAGTAGCATTTCTTATCCTTTTGCCTGGCATACAAATCCTTGATTTCCTGGGAGGTGAAGGTTCCGCCTACGGAAAACTCACGGGCGCGTCTCTTATGCTTTTGAACTCGATGGCAATGCTGTATGCGTTCAACATCAATGCCCTTCCGTCTAGGAACCTTCCCCATATGCACGACTTTCCGTGCATGCTCTGCTCTTTGAATTGGGCGGCGGCAAGGTTTGCAACAAGAAGAAAAGCCACTACGGCTGCGTGCATCAGGGGAGAAGTACTCAAGAGTGGCAGGGAGAACCTTTTTGCATATGGAGCAGCGTTTATATGCTTCCTGAGAGATATGCTGAGGCTTTCTGCCAACATTGTGGCACTGCTTGCAATGGAGAAGCAGATGGCCTTCCTTACGATTGTCAGAATAGAAAAACTCAAGAGTTTCTGGAAATTCTTTGAGGCACTTGTTACAGCGTCTTTGGGGTATACTGGTCATGATAAGGGTCACTCCTTGTCCGGCCTCTGGGTGCTTCCAACACCGCAGGGGCATCTTCATGTCTACCCCAACAGTATACCACAAATCCGCCTGGAAAGCTAGTTTGTGGGCAGAAATGGAGTATAACTAGAATGGCAGATTTCACAACGATTAGAAGTCAATTTAATTCTAATACTGATGCAAGCCCCACGTGGAACACGATCACCTTTGGGGGAAGCGCGGGCGCAAACGAGATGCGCTTTTGTGCTGCTGCGGCTGGTGCTGCTGGCACGGCGTCTGCATCCTGGCCTCAGTATTCACGCCCCGGCGCAACGGCTGCCGTTGCCGAGATGTGGGGGTTCTCGGCAGACACCACAGGCATCAAGTGTGCGACCTATACAGGGACTAACGCCAACGCGAATGTGATGTGCATAGATTACGACGCAGTAGGCACGTATGCAGCAGCGCCAACGCTCACCGCCTATGGCGACAACACGCATGCGGCACCTGTCGCTGGCACGCAACCCGGCGCATTATCAGGCTCACCTATCGTCAACGGCCATGCCACCGACACGTCGAGCACATCGTATCTCAAGGCCAACCTATATGGGGACGATCAGACAGCTAATCCGGCGGCGGGCACAACCGGCACGGTCACCGTCACATCGGGCACGGCTGGCTCCGTGAGTCCTGGCGCGGCGGCGTGGATCGCGAACTTCCAATCGCTCCAGGGGGTGATCCAGTACATCACGCATCGCAGGACACCGGCGGCCACTACGGCGGGCAAGATCTTCTTTACGCTTGCGCTCTTCACCGGACCCAACATGAGCCTGGGCACACTCTTGCCTGTGATCACGTGGACCTATAGCTTCGTCTAGGAGTCGGGCCATTGCGTGAGGTCGGGAACATGCTTGACACAATCAGGGGGGTCGCCATACTCAGATTGCTTCTCGTCAGGGACAGACTCAAAACAGTGTATCGCCAGGTCGTAGGCACGCTCAGCGATAATCCCTACAACCATGCCAGGTGCGTCATAGACGGCGGCATGGTTGAGGTCGAGCAGCCCGTTCTCATACAGTTCTCGCGCAACGAGCTTTGCAAAACCCTGGAAATGGGTATCTCGTTCTTGATCCATCGTTCACCATCCTTTTAGGAGGATTATAGCATATGAGCTTCACCAGTTCGCTTGTGGCTGTTGCCAACATGATAGATCCGCAACTGGCTTATTGGAGCGTTTTGCTCCAATCCGGCAGGGAGTGGTCAGAGCATCACATGGTTCCAACCATGCGCAAAGGGCAAGCAGGCGTGCGGCAGCTTGATTGGGGCGATGACATCGTTTCAACTGGCGATGTCCACCGTGTCAAGGAGATACGGCTGCATTGCCCCGATGGCAGGACAGCCACGCTTGAGATTGCCGACGGCATGGAGCCGTTTCAGTTCAAGACGAAAGCATTGGACATGATCGGTGCGGGCGGCAATAGCCTGGAATATCAGGTGATCGGGCGCGTGATCGACAAGGTGAGTGGACGGTGCGAGTGCTTCATCTGGGATTATAGGCCCAAACCAGGGGAGCCGAACCTCGTGGCCTACAAATCAACGATTTACAAGTTCGGCGGGTGGCGCGATACATGTACACCGATAGGCGCGCTCGGACTTCACGTGCAAGGGTTTCGATTATAGTTCACCACTACTACTGTCGGGAGGCAGAAGGAGTAAAAATCAATGACAGTTGGCTCAACCCCGCGTGATAGCGGGAATATTCCTCTGGGGTGCGTCGGTGTACCAGGGGACAGCATACCGCAGCAGATACAAGGCGGCGCAGAATTTACCGATGCGAACAGCAACATTACGGCGCCAATCAGGGCGGAACTGACGCCAGGCAGTAAAGCCACGTTCTCAGCGGCTATTACAGGGCTTGTGCCAGTTACAGGGGCTACAGACATCTTTACGGTTACAGGGAGCGCCACGAAGTTAGTCAAGGTCACACGCCTGGTTATTACAGGGTCTACTACGTTGGCGGCTAATGTGATCCTGCCTATCACTCTTCTGAAGCGTTCTACAGCAGACACGGCAGGCACATCAACGGCTCCCACAAGAGTAGCGCATGACAGCCTCAATGCTGCTGTTACTGCGACAGTGCTTGCATATACAGCCAATCCAACAACGGGTACTCTGGTCGGTGCATATCGCAACCTCAGAATGACGCTGCAATTGACTCCGCAAACAGCCACCGATTTCCCCATATCCTTGCCATACATTGAAGACTTCGGACAGCGTGGGGGTCAGCCTATTGTTTTGCGCGGCGTCGCTGAAGTGTTCGCTGTGAACCTTGCAGCCATCGCCACTATCACGGGCTGGCTTTTTGATATCAGCGTGGAATGGACGGAAGAATAATGGCATATATTGATAATATTATCGTCTCAAATGCTACCCTCACCGTTGGAACGACCAATTCGGCAACGGTTCCGAACAACGGTGGAGAGCGTACCTGGGTGCTCCTTGTGCGGCAAGGTGGAGGGGGTACGCTCACGGTCCAGCCAAGAGTAAGCACTGATGGCTCTAACTGGGCATTAGTAGGGACGGCCCATGCCGTGACCATAGGCACAATTGCCCGGTTCGTGTACGGTCTAGGCTCTACCGATGGCCCGATAATTGAGCCGAATATTCAGATACAGGCAGTGGTCACTGGCTCTAGTGCTACGGGAGTCTTTGGGGAGCTTGTAGGGATATAGCCAGCCATAAGAGGTAGATCGTGACAATCATCGGGACTGATACCTTCATACGGGCCGATCAATCAGGATGGGGTACGGCATCCGATGGGCAAACATGGTCACAGGTTCAGGGTGCTGGTACGCTCGCTATCGCCTCCAATGAGGGCACATTCACCGGGCAAATAGCGAGCGATGAAGTGATGGTCCTTGGGAGTACGAACCAGGCAGATACCGATTGCCTGGTTCGCTTCAAGGTCACCAACTCCGGTAATGATGTCCCGGGTGTCGTGTTCCGTTCCAATGGTTCCAACACGTTCTACCGGGTGAGAAATAATAGCGGCTCACTGGGTATCCGCCGCATCAATGCAGGCACATCAACTACTATCGGCGTTGATGTTACGGTCACCATGTCCTCGGGCGTGTTTTATTGGATACGGGGCAAGATCGTTGGGTCCACCATCTCCTGTACGATGTGGGCTGATGGAGGCTCAGAACCAGCGCCACAACTTGTCGTGACAGATGGCACGCCGATAAGCGCGGCAGGACGGTTCGGCATCTATGCCTCGATCAATACGACAGCAACCGATACGATCTTCTATGATCACTTCACAGCGACCGATACAGTCGTAGCGGCACCCTCAACCAAGCCACGCTACATTCCTCGTGGCTTTCTCTCCACCATTGTACCTGACCCGGTGACGCAGCCACTCGCTTACAAAGAGCGTGGTATCGGCAGCACGATTATCTACGAGATCCGCACGTTTATCCCGCGTGCGCTCAATGGAACATATATTCCCGATACGTGGCGTATGCAACCCCGCGCCCTTGGCAGCCGCTTTGTGCAGAGCCTGGATCAGTTGAAAGACATCACGACGCGCTTCAGGTTGATGCAGCAGAGCGTGCGCGATGTCACTACCCGCTTCAGGTTGGCAAGCGTGAGAGACATCGCTACGCGCTTCAGACTCGGGAGCCTCAAGGACATTGCCAGCCGCTTCAGACTGATGCAGCAATCCGTGAGGGATGTAGCAACCCGGTTCCGATTGGCAAAGCTTCAGGACATTGCTGCACGTTTCCGGCTGGGCTTGCTCAAGGATGTAGCCACTCGATTCCGCTTGATGCAGCAGAGTGTACGAGACATTGCTACACGCTTTCGGTTAGCGAAGCTGAACGATGTGGCTACTCGCTTCAGGCTGGCGAAACTGAATGACATCAAGACACGGTTCCGCTTGATGTCTGCCAATCAGTTGCGCGATATAGCGAGCAGGTTCCGTTTAGGGATACTCAAGGATGTCACTACACGCTTTCGCTTAGCGAAGCTCAATGACATAGCCACGCGCTTCAAGCTGGGAACCGCCAACCAGAGCATACGGGATATAGCGAGCCGCTTCAGGTTGATGTCAGCCAATCAACTCAGAGACGTAGCTACACGGTTCAGGCTTGCCCGATTGCGCGATGTGGCGGCGCGCTTCAGGCTAGGGAGCCTGCGGGATATAGCAGCACGCTTCCGACTCATGAGCGCGAGCCAACTCCGCGATATCGCCCTGCGCTTCATCCTGACATCGATAGGCGCACCCCGGACAAAGGATATTGCGTGCAGGTTCGTGCTCATCGCTCCCCCTGATGTCGTGTGGGTCACGCGCGACGGTAAAGCAACCTGGCTCACACGCGACGGTATCGTTTCCTGGGCAACGCGGGATGAGAAAGCGGCATGGGGAAGTAGAGATGATCAGGCGACGTGGGATACACGAGACGATAAAGCAAAATGGACAACGAGGAGGTAACTTATGAGCTGGAGTCCGATCACGAGCGGAGACGGCAGAACGAGCCATCACACCTTTACAACTGATAGCGGCATCTTTTCTTTAGTCGGCGTGGCTAATGGCTCAATAGCCATGCACTTAGAGGACGTCAATAATAACTATTCGTTATATATCTGTACCGGGGCGTGGAACATCACCAACGCGGCGGGCGGCCTGGCAGACTTCACACCATCGGCGGCTGATCTGCTGAGCACTAATCCGCTCGGCAAGGCTGGCCTGTACAAAGCGTACCCGGTGGTGACACTCGCAACGGGGCCGGTGGCGATGGATGCCCAGACGCTCCAGGTCGTGAGCGAACCATAAGAAAATGCCTCTCTCTCAGAAAGAGGCGGGAGCAATCCGACGATCACCAGTAATTGCAAGACCAATAGGCGTAAGCAGCATAGCCAGCAGATCATCGACAGAACCGCGATAGATATCATCGACGGTGGTAAGGCTTTGCCCTTCGATATGATAGAAGTGGACTTTCTCCGATATAGAGAACACTTCTATTTTCGTGCCCTCACCGAGGAAGGTTTGTCCTGGCACTTTGGCATATCGCCTGGGACGACCAGCGCCTTCACGCTTACCGCCCCACTCTGGATTGTTGCTCATCTACTTGCTGATCTCGCTGATAAATGTGGACTTAAAGGCTTGCTCTACCTCAACCGGGAGGTCTTTCTGAGAGAGGAAGTTGAGCACCCATTTGGAGGTAGCGATGCGGGCCGCCCGCTGTGCGTCAACCACTTCGTCCGGCCTGCGAGACCTGAACAACGTTACCTCAGTCATCGCCTCATCTTTCGCCTGTTGGATGTACCGCTCTGTCGTCATTGCCATTGTCTTGATCTCCTTACTTGTTTTATCCTACACTTGAATTATAGCACAATTCAAGATGAATGTCAAGGGTTTCAAGATGAATATTCACGAAATCAAGAAAACTCGTAGAAAGGAACGAGCATGATATTCTTGTACGCTGTCTTGTGGAGCGGGTGCTCATCTCTTGTGTTCCTGGGCACGCTCGTGTGTGTGCTGGTAAGGAGGCAACATGCTGATTCGAGTGAAACTGTTCCTACTCAATCTCTACTGCTTTGTAAGACTGAGAAAGAAAGGAGGCCCGCATGCCTGGTGATTTTATAAAAGACCTCTTGCATCACAAACAATGGGTTGCACAGAACATGCAGACCGCTGCTGATCTGCTCTCAACCAACCCGCTCGGCAAGGCTGGCCTGTACAAAGCGTACCCGGTGGTGACGCTCGCAACGGGGCCGGTGAGCATGGATGCACAAACCTTGCAAGTCATCTCGGAACCGTAGGAGAAAGGTGGGCGGTTTCAAGCCGGTTATTCGTGAGCTTTTACCTCCTCTTTCCGGAATCCCGCCCATGTGAGGTACTCATTATAGCACAGAAAGGAGATAGCATGACCTGGACAATGATCCATTGCCACTTCCCAACCTTTGAGAATGAGGAGGAAGCTCGGAAATACGAAGAGGAACGACAGGCGAAGTATGCGGCGTTGGTGGCTGAACGCGAACGGGTGATTGTGACTAAACAGCAAGATGGTGCCTGGATTGCTACCCTTGTGGGTGACTGGCGATCAGGTACTGGCATCACCGAGGAACGCGCTATCGGTGAGTTGTGGCTAATGTACTCGCATGAGATTATCTTGAAGTGCTGGCAATGTCTGGAGGGCATCTGATGATATTCTTGTACGCCGTCTTGTGGAGCGGGTGCTCATCTCTCGTGTTTTTAGGCACGCTCGTTTGCGTGCTGGTAAGGAGGCAACGTCATGGAATTTGAACATGTCAAGCCTAATCAAATCAACGTTGGCGATATCGTCATGTGCTACGCCCACGATGACCAATGGGAAAGGAGAGCGGCACGGGTTATCTCCATCGAACTTGACGCTATTCCAGGGGTGTTTACCTTTCCCGATTCGGGCGGCTCTTATGCCTATGAGTATCGGCTGTGGTTGACCTGTCGCCATGTGAGCCTCAAACGCCTTGATGCGACCGGCGGCCCAGCCTATCGCTGGCATCGCTTTCCGTGGAACGGTGTAGCCCGCTATCTCAAGGAGGCAACATGCTGATTCGAGTGAAACTGTTCCTACTCAATCTCTACTGCTTCGTAAGACTGAGAAAGAAAGGAGGCCCGCATGTCAATTGTTGATCCGCCTATGGTGAATAAGCTCATGCTGGTGCCTGAGCAAAATACGTTCATCGGGTCACAACCAGGGAGTGCGCTTATTATCCATAAGACCGCTTCAGGGGGAACTGCTGAAGACGTTGCAAACTTCTTCATTCATGATCCAAACGGGGCATCAAGTCACTTTGTGATTGGACAAGACGGCGAAATAGTCCAGTGCGTCCATCTCGTGAACGGAGCCGGGGCGAATTGTTGCGTCGAAAATGGGTATGACTCGTATTGGGACCAATTCAACCCGATGCATGTAGGATCAAGCGGTGGCACAAACCTCAACACGATCACCATATCCATTGAGCATTGCGACCCTGCTTCAGATAACAGCACGCCGTTGACGGCTGCTCAGCAGGCATCGTCTTTCAAGCTGGTGAAGTGGCTTGTCGATCAATATGGCTTCGATATCACGCCCGATGGACACGGGCAGATGGTAGATATCAAGGGGCACAATACGATAGACCCGATCAATCGGGCGCGCTGTCCAGGAGCATACCCCTGGGATGAACTACATACCTATCTACAAGGAGGTGGAACGATGGGAGTACCGACAGGTTGGCATGACGATGGCACGACACTGACCGCGCCCAACGGCGTCAAGGTCGTGCATGGCTTCCGTGACTGGGTGTTGTCACATAACTGGGATGCAGCCAACTGGCCTTTAGCCGCTGAGTTCGGCACGTCGTTGCTCGAATCATCCAATCCGAGTTTAGGCGGGGGAACGCAGCAGCTTTTCAACTGGACGATGCTCGGGTATACCGCAGCAAGGGGCGTATTCGTTGAATGGGGTGTTCGGGAACTGGCCTTTTGCCGGCAACAAGTGCAACTCAAAGCTGCGCAAATCGGAGCGTTAGACGCGCAAATCGCGCAACTGAAAGCAGACCTGGCATCGGCTCAGGCGCAACAGCCTACGGGCGTGGATCCGGCAAAGGTTGCTGATAGACTCACGGCTTTCGGGCTGCTTGGCAAGCAAGTCGAGCAGTTGGCAGCGCAGCCGATCAGCTAGGAGGCCATTCGGTGAGGTCTGGAATGACAGCAACGGCGGCGGCAGTAGAGGGTATCAGGTCTATCTCGCCAGCATTCTCAATGGTATGGTACACCAGATCGTAGGCCCGCCGCGTGAGGAGCAGTTTGATTATGCGTTCACTCTGCTCTATTTGCCTGTCGATGCGGTCAAGTCGCGCCCTATAAAGGAGATTGAACAAGTGATCAAGTTCAGGATACAAGGACTTAGCAAAACCCTGGAAATGGGTATCTCGGTCAGTTGTCATCGTTTAACGTCTTTCGTAGTTGTTGTGCAAGTACAACGGGGCAATCAGACGTATGTTTGAAGTCCTCTTTCGTGGCAGCAGGATCACCATTGCACAGCGGGCATTCATACGCTTGTTGCCAGTAGTAGAACTGAAGAAGATCGGCTTCCTGAAGTTGCATTGCAATCTTACAGATAAGTTGCTCTTGTTCAATCGTCATTCTCATAATCCTTTTTAGTTAGGAGTATACCATGTCGAACAACAATCCACTCACCGAAATCGGCGCAATCGTGCTCGCTGGCTTGCTGGTCATTGCAGCGGGGCTACTCATGTGGGCTGGCAAGATCAGCTTCACCGATCTCACCCTTATGATCACCTTCGCCCTTGCCCTCTTTGGTGGCAATCTCGCCCTCAAAGCGCCCTCACCGGCACAACAGGCGCAACTGCAAACGCTCACCTCGCAGGTGCTTTCAACGTTACCCGCGGTGGTTGCCGCGACCCAACAGCCTACGCCGCCAGCGCCACCGACACAGCCTGTGCAACCTGCACCAGAGCGTGGACCTCTCACCTACGTACCGAACCCGTCCACGGCACAACCAGTGCAACTTGCCCCTGGTGCTCTCGCTACAACGACAACGGTGCAGCCACAAGTGCAGTTCATGCCCGACCCAGGCGTATCGATGGCAGCATTCAGCACAGCCCAGATGCCAGCCGTGACGCCGCCGGTGCAGCCATGACGCGCTACGCTCGCCGTGCATTGCTTATCGCGCTCGTGGTCGGGGCCGTGCTCGTACTCGCTGTCGTCGTGCTCGTCATGCGGTGAGGCAGCCAGGGCACGCGAATGCATCATAGCCATCGTCTGAGATGGCAGGATGGCTATGTTCCTGGCAGATTGCCATGTCACAATAGCAGCAACAATTCACTGAAAGATTGGAGCATCCTGCTATCTCACAGCCTGTCGTGTGCCCGATGCCTGCAATCCGCTTGAACTCTGCACTATCCTCAAACGAGTGACACATCGTGACGTATTCGATAGGGCCGTATTGCTTTTCTATGGCAGCAAACAGTTGCTTAAATGCTGCTTGCGTCTCAGGGCTAAAATCTTGCATTTAGTTCCTCTCCTTGCTCAATTGTTAAATGGCTATGCCATAGCGGTTGAAGATATACAGTACAATGCTCACGACAACAATTGAGAAGATCACGAGCGCCACACAGAGGATAATCCGCTGCTTCTCTGTTAATCCATAGTCACGCTTCATCAGCTTGCCTTGCCTCTGCTCTCATGCTTCTCGCGAACCGCCTTCAGATTGACATCCGTTTCGGTGAGTTGAGCGAGTTGGTCTAGCGCTGACTCTGGCTCAGGCTCTGCCGGTTCGACGTCGAGCAGAAACCTATCGGCCTGCACCTCTTCTGGTGAGGGCATCTTGTAGAAATGCGTCTTGCTTAATCCTTTGACCGATGGTAATGGCTTCGTGCGTATCATGCTCGCAATGCGCCCTGTCTCCGCAAGGTGGTGTACCTGCTGCGTCGGGTCGGTTGTCTTGCCAGGCGGCTCGTAGGTGCTCGGCGGCTGTGGCTGTGGAGGTGGCAGCAAGCGCGGTGTGCTTCTCCAAGCTATCTGCTTGCTGTACTCGACCCAATCAGTGTGGTGCTTTGGTGGTTTCAGGCGTTTGTGTAGCCACGCGAGGGCTGCGCGTAGTGCTGTACTGGCGTTCATGGTGTGTGCTCCTGCTCTAGCGCTGTACCCGGCCACGTTCTACGCTCGATAAGGTAGTGATATTCTGGCGGTATCACCTTGATTGCTTCCTCATATGGCCCCTGATATTCGGGGATCTGGTTCCCTTTGGCATTGAATACCATGACCATGCCATTCTGCCAGTGGTAGATATGCGTCGGTATCTTGTCATTTTGTAAGGCTTCTAGCCAATCCCCTCTAAATTCTGGCATGCTATACTGTTGCCTAAGCGAAGAGGTCGCCCTCTCCGCTCGGCTCCAGAACCGTGCATGAGGCTTGTCACCTCACACGGCTCCTCAATACTGCGGTCAATTGTCATTGATACACTCCGTTGCGTGT